AACCAAATTGGTGCAATTGTGTGTTTCTACAAGCACCAAGTTTTACCACGTTTGGTGGCAACGGCAACATTGTGACTATGCAATTCCCAATCAAAGTTGTTGGGTCAGGCCCAGCTGGGCTACCAGTGTTGCGTGACATTCTCGCAATCACCGCAACAGTGTTAGCTGCAGGCGTAGCCATTTTGTCTGGTCAACCCGGCACATTAGAAATCGGTGGCGCATCATTCCCGTGTTACGATTTGACCATGAACATTCAGGCACAAACCGCATGAAATACACCATTGTCAACGAGGCCGTAGGCAAAGTGGGCACAGAGTTTGTACCAGATGACGGCATAAACGTGGAAGCGCTCATCGAGGGCGGTTTCATCAAATCCACATCTAAAGCCACCAAATCTGATAAAACTATTACAGACACCAACGAGGAGTAACCCACATGGCAAGCACATCCACATTTTTATCTAACGCGGTAGTCACAATTAACGCCGTTGACTTGACGGGCGAATGTTCAAGCGCAAATCTCACACGCACATTTGATGCTCTGGAGTCAACAAACATGTCAAATACGGCTCGCACGTTCGTGGGCGGTTTGGAAAACTCGTCGTTGGTCGTTGACTTGTACAACAGTTACGCAGCGTCGCAAACTTATGCGACACTCAAATCACTTGTTGGCACAGCTGTAACTGTCAAAATTAAACCAACCAGCGCCGCAACATCTGCAACCAATCCAGAGCACACGCTAACCGGTTCGTTCATGGGCACTTTGCCGTTGGTGGTTTCATCGCTGGGCGCTCTCGACGTGTGCGGTGGCATCACGTTTCAGGGTGGGGTGTACAGCGTCGCAACAGCATAATCAGAGCCGATAACGGCCCGACACGAAAGAGGCATGATGAAAGTTAAATTAGAATTGGATTTGCAAGACGGTCGCGGCTCACGCACCATGACCACAAATATGTTTGTGGTATGTGAATGGGAAAAAACAGAGAACCGTAAAGTGTCAGACGGTAAAGGCATCGGTTATAGCGATTTGGCTTGCTGGGCTTATCATCTGTGCAAACTTGCTGGCGACCCTGTACCAGACAACTGGCGTGAATGGGTTAAACAACACCCGGACATGGATTTGACTTCCGTTGACGAGACAAACCCAAACCCTACGGCGTTGGCACCTACCGACACCAACTAGCACAAATGCTGGTTGCAGTAGGGTGGTGGCCGACGCAAATTGAGTTTGACACACGCGACTTAACAACTGTGATTACGATATTAGAAACGCGTAACCAGAGGTAGCAATGTCGGTCAGTACCACTATCACAGTTGTTGGGGTCAAGGACACGATAAATGCGTTACGCAAAATTGACCCACAATTGCAAAAAGATTTCAGAGCGCAAGCTAACGAAATAGCGGCGCCAGCAATTCAAGCAGCAAAAGACGTCTACACCGATTTGCCGTTATCTGGCATGAAATATGCTTGGACTAGCAACGGTCGTAAGTTGTTTCCGTTCACCGTGAGCAAAGCAAAAAACGGCGTGAAGTTACGCATAGACACCCGGCGTAACGCTGTAGGCGTAATTCTCATTGAACAAAAAGACCCTGCTACCGCCATTTTTGAGACGGCTGGTCGAGCAAACGCAAACAAACTTGGTGATGCGTTAGGGTTTGTAGGTGCTGGGCGCACTCGACTTATCGGGCCAGCTGTTTACAAGGCGCGGAGAGCGATTGAGGAACCAATGAAAAAGATGATTTTGGACACGGCGCGAGTGGTAAGGCAAGAGCTGTAATGCTGTCTATACCAATTATTGCGGAGTACGACGGCAAAGCGCTTGACCGTGCAATCAAAGATTTTAACCAGTTAGAAACAGCCGGCGAAAAAGCCCATTTTTTAATTAAGAAAGCCGCTATCCCTGCAGCTGCAGCATTGGGCGCGGTGACCGCTGGATTGACATTGGCTGTTAAAGCCGCTGCAGAGGACGAAGCGCAACAAGCCCAATTGGCGTTGACTTTAGAAAATGTTACTGGCGCAACTGATAAACAAGTTAAAGCCACAGAGGACATGATTTCTAGCATGTCGAGGGCGACTGGTACGGCAGATAGTGAATTGCGCCCAGCGTTAGCGGTGCTTGTCACGGGCACTAAAGACGTAGCGACCGCTACAGATGCATTGGCACTAGCACAAGACATTGCTATTGGCTCTGGTAAGTCATTGGGCGAAGTTTCAGACGCGCTTGCAAAAGCGTATGGCGGCAACATGAAAGGTTTACAAGCATTATCGCCAGAAATGAAATCGTTAATTAAAGACGGCGCAACGCTTGATGAAGTCATGAAGGTACTTGGTGGCACGTTTGGTGGTGCAGCCGCAACGGCAGCAAACACAGCTGCAGGCAAATTCAAGATACTTAAAAACTCTTTAGATGAAACGCAAGAGTCAATCGGTGCTGCATTGTTACCAGTTGTTGAGAAAGTGCTACCAGTGTTACAAAAATTTGCTGATTGGGCACAAAAAAATCCACAAGCATTTTTGGCTATTGCCGGCGCAATCACCGCAATATCAGTAGCCATTTTGGCAGTTAACTTTGCAATGTCATTAAACCCGTTTACAGCTATTGCTGCAGGCGTAGCAGCACTCGTTGTTGGCATTATTTACGCGTACAACAAGTTTGAGACATTCCGCACAATTGTTAACGCTGTACTTAACGGCCTTATTACTGGTTTTGAGATTTTTGCTAACGCATGGATTAACACAATAAACATGATTATTCGAGGCATGAACATACTTAACCCATTTACCGACATCCCATCGTTGCCAACGATAGATTTAGGCAACATTGGTGGTGGCAGTGGTAGTGGTGCAGCATCAACGGGTGGTGCAGCTCGTAATGGTGGGGTGGGCGACATTTTGTCGTCATTGCCAGCAATGCCAACATTGGCTGCACCGTTGCCTAGCGTCGGTGGTGGTGGCGGCGGTGGCGGCGGTGGTGGCGGTACGCAAGGCCCGTCATACGCGCCCGTTAACGGCCCAATCGGTTATGTCGGTGGCATTCAAGAGCGTATGGCAAACCGACCAGACGTAACTATTAACGTAACTGGCGGTATTTCAACCAGTGCACAAATCGGTCAATCAGTAGTTGACGCGCTCACACAATACACACAAGTTTACGGGCCACTAAATTTGGCAATTAGATAAATGACTGCAACAACACTTGTCACTGGCGGCACCTATTTGCTGGAATTGTCTACGGGTTACGACTCGTCAGCGTTCTACTTAGATGACTCAACACTGGACGGCACAGCTGTGCTTGATGGCGACGGCACCGATTATGTGGACATCACGCCTGTAGTACAAAACATTGGTATTAGTCGAGGCCGACACAAACCGTTAGACGTATTTGGGCCCGGCACAATGTCTGTCAGTATTAGCGTGCCCAACACCAACCGTGCCTATGACCCGTTAAACACATCTAGCGCGTATTACAACACATTGACCGAACAGCCAGGATTAGCGCCGTTGCGTCAAATCCGTTTGAGCCGTAACGGCGAATACTTGTTTACTGGTCGAGTGACAACCTATAACCAACAATACAACTTGGGCGGTTTGACCAGTTACCAGATATTTGCTGCCGACGACATTTATGTGCTGTCACAAGGCAGTTTGCCCACTACAGCTACAAGTAGCGAAACGTCGTCAGCACGCATTACAGCCGTTTTGACAGCTGCAGCGTACACAGGCACCACATCCCTTACAGCCAGCCCAACAGCGACGCTAGGGGCTTACAGCATCACTAGTGGCACAAACGTGAACGCCTATCTGAACCGCATTCAACAGGCCGAGCAGGGGCGTATTTTTTGTAGTCGCACCAATGTGCTAACAGCCCAGCCGCGCATCGGCACCACACTGGCCGCACCTACGGTGACGTTTAACGACATAAATACGGCTACGCCTTACGACAACATTGTGGTTGAATTTGACCAACAATCGGTAATTAACAACAGCAATATCACTATTGAGTCTGGCGGCACGTTACAAAACGCCAGCGATGCAGACTCAATTAGCCAGTATTTTAAGCAAACTGAAGCAATTACAGACAGTTTGTTATCAAGCGACGCGCAAGCTGCCACACTGGCCAGTTACTTGCTGTATCCAACACCTAAACCGCGTTTCACCAACGTGTCAACCACATTTGCCAGCCTGACCGATGCCCAAAAAAACACATTGGCACCTATAGAAATAGGCCAGACCGTTACTATCACTAAGTCCTTTGCCAGCGGTACGCCTACCACCGTGACACAGGATTTATCAGTCGAAGGCATTGACCACGTTATTGACATGAATACCGGGCACCGCATGAGCTTGTGGACATCACCAACCATCATCCTTAATGACTTTATTTTGGACGATATTACGTTTGGTGTGCTATCTACCACCAACGCGTTGGCATAGGATAAAGTGCAACTATGACTACGCCTTTCCCATTTGTAGCAAACACGGTGCTCACTGCAGCACAACTAAACGCAATCACCACGTTGCCAATATCGGCCAAAACCGCCAGTTACACACTTGCCGTTGGTGATGTCGGTTATCGCGTTCAAATGACATCCGCATCAAGCACAACCATCACAGTGAACACAAGCATTTTTGCTGCAGGTGACACTATTTGGATACAAAACATGGGTGCTGGCACTTGCACAATTACTGCTGGCACTGCAACAGTTAGTACGGCATCAAGTTTAGCGTTAGCGCAATATGGGGGTGGCACGCTAGTTTTCCAAAGTGCTAGCGCCGCAACTTTTTTTAGCCAACAGGCAGCGTCATATGGTGCTGCAACAGGTGGCACGTCATCAGCAATCACGGTTGGCGGCGTAGGTTATACGCTTCTAGCATTTACAACAGATGCAACACTGACCGTTACTCGAAGCGGCTACTTTGATGTTGTTATGGTGGCAGGCGGTGGCGGTGGTGGTCAGGCTTCCTATGGTGGTGGTGGTGGCGGTGGTGGTGTTATTCAATCCACTATCTACCTTCCGGCAACGACTTACGCGGTGACCGTTGGCGCTGGCGGCACAGGAACAGTTACTAGAAACATGAGCGGTTTTGGGCGCGGTTCCGAAATTGCAGGATATTTAAGTACGGCTGGTGGCGGTTCAGTAAACGCAAACCAGTCCGATGGTATGGCTGGCGGTTCAGGCGGCGGTGGCACTTCAGGCAGTGCAGGTACAGCAGGCCCAGCAATCGCAGGTTCACAAGGCAAAAACGGTGGCACACAAACAGCAACCGCAGCAGGGGGCGGCGGCGGATATTCGGCGGTAGGTGCAAACGGTTCAGGAACCACAGGTGGCGCAGGCGGAACAGGCTTACAACTCACAACATTTACAGGTTCAACAATTACTACTTGGATTGGTTGCGGTGGCGGTGGCGCAGGGTCAGTTACACAAGGCGCAGGTGGCAACTCAACAGGTGGTACAGCAGCTGCAACAGGTGGCAACGCAACAACCAATAGCGGTTCAGGTGGCGGCGGTTCGTCAGTAACAACTAGCGCAGGTGGTAACGGTTCAGCCGGCGCGGTCTATATAAGGTTCAAGTCATGACAACATATTTTGCACAAATTGACAGCAACAATGTTGTCACCGATATTCGAGTTGTTACACGCGAATATCTAAACGCAAACCCAGACATTTATATTGGCACGTGGGTTGAAACTTTTTATGGTTTACCAAACAAAACATACGCTGGCATTGGCTTTATTTATGACCCAATCGCTAAAGACTTTTCGCCACCGCCAGAAATTGACCCGGCATGACTGTAAATAATTTGCCTAAATTTGTCATTCTGTTAGTCGGTCTGCTCTGTCTCACTGCGCTAATGATTTTTGACAAAATAGACATGCAATCTGGCGTACCAATGCTTACAATGATTATCGGCTACTCGATAGGCAACGGTGTGAACGCTAAACAAGGCGGCGAATCATCCAACGTGTTTGGCAACAGAAAATTAAAACATGAAAGCAAATGACCAAGTAGCACTAATTCTTGCAAAGGGCGCTGTAGCACTAATTTTGATTATTGCTGTTGGCGCGTTTGGTCGCTCATTTTTTCTTGCTGTAGTACTACACGAAGACCACCCAATTTCTGACGCAGCAACACAACTATTAACCGCAATGGGCAGCGCACTTATGGGCGGTGCAGTTGGCTTTGTTGGTGGCAGTAACTCAAATCAAAAAGATGATGACAATGGCAGTACTACCAGCCAACCCTAAAGTCATTGGGTCTAAGCCGTACACGGGCAACAGTGACGGTGCATCAGACGGCCCACGTGCCGGCATGGATGAGTGGATTAGGCAAGCCGTTAAGCATGGTGCAGGCGCGTTTTGGAATAACGGGTCTTGGGGCGTGCGCGACATGCGCGGCCAGCCTGGCTCATTATCTGTTCATGCGACTGGTCGAGCAGTTGACTTGTCTTACAGGCCGTCAGAGCAACACCCAGACGCAAACCGTAAAGCCACTATTGCGTTTATAAACATTGTGTTAGCCAACGCAAACGAGTTAGGTGTTGAGTGCGTGCTTGATTATTTTCCTAAAGCATTTGGGCGTGGCTGGCGTTGTGACCGTCAAGCGTGGAAGTCGTACAGCAAGCCAGAAATACACGGTGCGCCGGGCGGCGATTGGCTGCACGTGGAGATAAACCCACAGATGGCAGACCAGCCAAACCTTGTAAAACAAGCGTTTCAGAGAGTATTCACCGAATTGCCACACTGATGCTCTATGGTCGAAGTACCGACGATTGGAGACGCAAATGGCAGATGCCAAAACTTATGTGTACGAGGTTTTTACAACTTGTTTAGACACCGAACAAATGGTGTTAATACAAATATTTCGTGACCC